CCATGAGTTTGTTGCGAAGCTCTTCTTCCTTGCCGCCGAGCTTGGACTCAAGCTCCTTGTAGGCTTTGGCTAGGTCTTCGCCACTTTTGTATTTCTCTGGTAGCCACTCTGGCCGATCAGATACAGGCGCAGCTTCCTGCTGCGGCTCTGTAGTTTCCGGAGCCTCAGTGGCCTCCGCTGCTTGCATCAAACTTTCACTCATTGCTTGCTCCTGTGTCCGTGGGCAATTCGTTGTTCAATCAGGGCAACGAAGTATCGCTGCCCCTCAAAGTGTCGCAGTTCTTCCGTAGAAACATTAGGGCCGTTGACCATTTCAATGGTCATGGACCTAAAATACTTCAGGACTTCTTTGCCTGTTGGTGTGCTGAATATCTCAGCCACCATCATGCTGATCTGACGGTCAAGCTCTTTAGTCCGCTGTATTCCGTCGATCCCAATATTAACCTTGGGGCGTTCCAACCTGTTGACTCATCTGTTGCTGCGCCATCTGCTGCGCTATTGCAGCTATTTGTTTACGCTGCTCTTCATCACGAATCAAGCTCTCAGGCACACCAAACTTCTTAGCAAGGTGAATAGCTGTGCGCTCGCCATCAATAAGCATCTGCAACATCTCTGGTCCAAAGACGCCACCGACTAGTTCCAAGAAGCGAGCAACGCTTGAAATGTCTTGATTGGCTTGGGCTTGGGCAAGTGGAGATACAGATCGAATTTTGACTTCGCGGCCATTGACTGTCGGGATTTCAATCCGGCCCTGCTTCTTTAGGATATAGATCACGCGCTGAAGAACGGGCTGGACAAGCTCTGCCTGCAAGCGGCCAAATGCGGAACCGATGCGGCGAGAAAGGTCGGCCATGCGCTCGGCAACTTCGGTGGCCGTGGCAGGTGTCCGGTTCGGGTCGCCAAGCATATCGTTGTAAAGCGCCCGCTTGATGTTCAGTCGCATATCGTTGAGGACCAGTTGTGCAACATCGAAGCGACCAGCGGCATTGATCGGCTGCAAACCGGAGCTACCCATAGCCTTGGGAATGATGGTCCCCGGAACGAGTTGGATAGTATCTGGGTTAATAACCCCATCATCTTCCATCTGGTAGATGCCAGAGATTTGCATCTGAGCATTTTCCAGAATGAGTTCGATGGTCAGGTTAGTCGTCTTGATGGCAGACAGGGCATTGAGAAGCGGGCCACGCCCATAGACTTCGCCAGCACACTTAGACCAGCGGAAGCAGACAAATGGGTTGGAGCCTAGCCCGCGCATCTTCTGCTCATACAGGATAGTCTCAGTGGACATACAGATAGCGTAGTGTATATACGCCTCTTCGTTCTTGACGGAGTAGTCTCGGCAAACAACTTCAAGGACCGTGGTGGTCCCTTCGCTGTTCATCTGGCGCTTTACTTTCTCGTCAAACTTACCCTTGGGGTAAAGGATTTCCAGATCGGAATACCTGATCTTCTTACGCTCACGGAACACATGGTCGATGCGGTCGTCAGGACCAACATCAAGAACCACATGAGGCAGGGGGATTGCCGAAAAGTTGACTGGGTTAATCGCGTCACCCTCTTCAACCGCAAGCACACCAGTGCCTACCGCTAGGTCCATAAACGACTCATGCACCTCTTGGCTGAAGTTGGAGTTCTGGAGAATCTCGAAGACGTATTCAGTTACTTCATCAAGCTCGTTGTCAATGGTTTCACGCTGTTCCGGAGGAACCTCGCTACCAGCCATAAGGTCGGCCCAACGTGCAAAGTTGGGAACAAGGCCACTCTGAAGACGGCTTGCAAACTCTTGAACACCAACAACGGCAGTCTCGTCAAAGATTCTGTCATCGCGCCGCTGACCATGCTCCTCGTAATAGAACGACTCGCGCTGCGGCAGAGCATACTCATAGCACTCCTCGAACAAAGGAACCCAGTTTTCGCGGAACGCCTTTGCTTTGGTGTATCGCTTGAGATACTTCTTTGCAGCTTGATCCATTCTTTAACCCCACATACGAGACATAGCTGGCTGAAATCGGTTAAGATAACCAGCACCGCCAGCGCCAGAGACAAGCAAAGAACGACGACCAGTTCCGCCACGCCGACCACGTTTAATTTGGTCTTCGGTCAGCGGAGCTTCCGCTCGAATGTCAGCAGCCTTTTGCTCGCGGGCCGCAGCAATCTCTTCTTGCTTAACTTCCTCGGCAGCAACCTGTTGCTGATCTACAGCCTGTTCTTGTTGAGTTGTAGCAGAAGCTTTCTTTTTGAAACACATGACAATCTCCTGACATTTCTAAATTCAAAAGCATAGAAAAGAAGCACGGGCAATGCACAAATTACATTCTAGCCCATAGCCCCTGTCTACGCTGCGGCCTGTTAGTCTTTGCAAACACATCGAAGTCGCGCTTGGCAACTACGACATTAGCTGGTTTTTGATTATTCATCAACGCCCTGCCCTCTCCAGCGCCGAGCAGAAGGTATTGCAAGCTGTCGTGAACGTGGCTGAACATATTTTTATCGGGCTTATCGGCGTATCTCTCGCCCGACACTTCCATGCGTTTGTAGGAGTATCCGCCCTCAAACCCTTTGATAAGCTGAGAGCAGCGCCGATCTACGATAAACGCTGGCTTGCCTTCGACCATCTTGGTCAGTTGGGAGGAGACTGCCTCTAGTCGAAGGTCAACCGAGTTGGAGTGCGTAGGAAAGGCTCGCAGTCCTGCGCCTCGGAGTATTTGAAAAGGAGTAGATTCATCTGTCTGTGCGCGGAAGTCGCCAGCCGGATCACCAAAGATGTGGACCTCAGAGCATGCTGCAAAGCGCGAAGCCAGTTCATTGCGAAGCACTTCAGCGAAACGAACAATGCCCATGTCAATGGCAACGATTTCAGATTGGATCAACCAACGGCCACGCACCTTCTGACCAATCGTCGCTGCCGGAGTTAGCCCAAAGTCCACGCCAACGTAGACAGGCAGGCCCGCTGCAATCGGGACTTCTTCCTTGGCAATGTGGACCTCTGGGGCAAACATCGGATACACTGGCTTCCCGTCCTGAATGTGGCCTAGACGATTCATCACATATACGTCTATCCATGATTTAGTCTTACCCTGAATAAGATTAGGATAGTAGCTATCCATCATGTTCTTGGTGTTCTCAGCCTTCTTGTTTGGCTGATATTTCTCAATCTCACCCTGCTCGTTCTTTACTTCAACCATCGCAGAGGGCTGGGTAAAGAAACGCCAGTTGTCTGGCTTAACCAGCATCTTAGCTTGCTCACGCGGTATATGATCTGGGATTGGAACCTCACCAGACATAATGGGCCACCAATGATCTTCCTCAGGCGCGTTGGTATCGGCAATAACGCCAGTCCAAGTAGGACCGCCATCACGCATAGAAGGGTAGCGCCCAACGCGCATCGTGCAGGCATCAATAATGCTCTTAGGAATTTCTCGCGCCTCGTTAATCCAGATTCCTGTAAGTTCGAGAGACAGAAGTTTCTTAACGTCTTCAGGCCGGTCAAGAGCCAAGAAAATAACCTCAAGGTCTAAGTCCCCCTTCTTGATGTGGTGGGTATATGGAACCGACCAAGTAAACTTGCCCCAGTCGTTCTCAGGAAACCAGTCAAGCCAAGTCTTGATGGTGGTCGTTCTAAGCTGCGGGTTGGTGTTCCGGATGATAGCCCACCTACTCTTGCGGATACCATCGTCGCCCTTGTTCTGACCAAGCGCCCTGCGGAACACTTCGATGCAGCACCCCACAGACTTACCAGAACCAACCGGACCACGAATGCCACGAAAGAAGGTGTTATCCTTCATAAAGGATTTCAGGACTTCGCCGTCCGGTTTGTATTTGAAGTCCACCATTAGCGCAGACCCTTATCGACTCCGAACTTAATCATCCGCTCGACAATCTCAGGGCCAATGTTTTCGATAAGGCGATCACATTCCTTATCAGTTACCGCAGGGTGGTTAGGCCCAAACTTCTTAACCACCTCTGCGAAGTGGACCTTGCGAACGATCCCACGCAATAGCCCAAGCTCGTCTGGCTTTAGCGTAGAAAGGAAACTCATTTGCGAGACAACTTTTCAGCATTGGTGTCGAGACTGTTCTCAATCCTAGTCAGTCTCCTGCCAATAGAGCGATAAGCAGGGTTAGCTTTATTCAACTGCTCCCCAATGGAAATCATTGTGTTGCGATAACCGCGCATTAACTTCTCACCAGTAGTCGCATTGGGGGCATCCTCAACACGGTCCAGATTCGGCTCCATTCGCTTCATTTGAGCTTGCAAGACTTTATATCTGGCAAGCATAGAAGAGCGGGGAGATTGTCCTTTGGGCATTACACATCCTCCGCCAAACGAGAGCGCATCTTTTCAATAATACGCTCAAGCCAAGCAATACCTGCTTCTTGATCCATGCCCTTTCGCATCTGACCCATGAAGATAGTCAAATCAACCAATACACCATTCATTGCATTACTCCTTACCATTTCACTTTGTCAGCCCAATAGGCTGCGCTCATTTTACCCTTGGCAATGTTCTTGGCGTGACGCGCCTTAAAGGCTCGACGCTTTGCTTTCATTGCCTCGGACTCATTCGCCTTCGGTGCGCCAGCAGTTGTCGCGTTCTCGTCACCGAACTTGATATACTTATACTCACCACCAGAGTGAGCCATCACATGATGTGACTTAGAGGTGCTATCTCTCAGTCCTTGCGGCTTGTTAATGCCACGAAGACCAGCACGAACCATCTTGCTTTTAACCCTCGGTGGTATTGCCATTGGTCGCACCCTTGATAGCTTTCTTCGCACGAGCAGTCGCTTCACTGTCTGGTCTCGGCGCTTTCTCGGCATTCTCACTAAGCTTATACATCCTCGCCTCCTGATACACGAACCTTTTTACGTCCAAAATATTTTTGGGGGCAACGCACTAATTGAACCTTGTGGGAAAAAAATACGAGTCGTGGTCCTATAACAGACCAGAGACCCTCGGTTTTCCCCCACCCCCC